GAGTTATTAGCGTAGTGCCGAGCATCAGCAATCCAGCCGTCAGAGCGACGATCGCGATCAGGATAATCATCGTCTATCTGCTCCCTGAGTTGCTGTCCGGCTTTACAGAGTTTAGCCATTATGAGAGAAGGAGTTTGGCTTCTTCTTCGGTAATGCCTAGTTTTTCAAATAAAGCGGCTTTAGCGGCTAATGCTTTGGCGACTTGAGCATCCTCATCCGCTTTCAATTTCGCCAATCTTTCGCGGTCTGCCAACTCTTGAGCAACTTCTTCAGCAGTTGGCTCGCGTTCAATAACTTTGTTTTCGCTGACATTGACTTCATAAACTATACTCATTAGTTGACTCCATATAGTAAAACTGTGCCTGTAATTGTTTGAGTTGAAGAACGAATAAAGTCCAATCTTGTAATCGCTGCAGGCGTTGCTGGAGCATAAACGCCTGTTGTTATATTGCCAAACAAACCGCCTGCGTTACTTCTACCAAAAGTTGTGTAGTTTATGTTATGTGTTACCGCTTCATTGGCTTGTTCAATCGTCATATAACCTTGATATCTATGTCCTGCTAACGAAGAATTGCTATCATCAACAGGGGCTAAAGTATCACTATCTCCAAAGCCAGTTGAACCACTTGCAGTTGCATAACTTAGCGTATTGTTTGTTACTGTTATTCCTTTTGAGTAATAATCGCCACCAGAATTGTTGTTCAAACGAATATACAAATACTCTGAAGATGAATTGTGATAAAGATTCCAAACCAAATAAAGTTGTTTATAAGTAGTTGGTATAGAAGTAAATGAGATAGTGTTCGCACCACTAGGGTTTGCAGTGGATATCAAAGTCATACTACCACTAGAAACAGTACCCCATTTCAATCCTGTAGCCGTACTGGAATCTGCCTGTAAATAAGTTCCATCTGCTCCTACTGCCAGCCTTGCAGGTGTATCTGCTGCAGTAGCAGTAATCAAATCTGCTTTTGCGTCAAGAATTGAAAGAGGATCTGCGGCAGACCAAGTGAAATCTAAATCTGTATTTGATGCCTTAGCAAGCACTTGTCCAGTTGTGCCGCCTTTGAGATCGATAAATGAAGTGTCGATAGAGCTACCGAGTGTTCGGATAGCCGCCGCGCCGTCCTTGACAAGGTCGGTGTCGTCCGGCGTCTCCCAGCCGAAGTTCGTCGTATTAGCCATTAGTTAGTTCTCCTTCTAGGCGACTATTGTAGCGTTGAGCCACTCTAAAGTGGGCGAAATGGTATTCCAAGTTTCAACCGCTGGAACGTTATTCCAACGGAACGCCTGAAGCGAGTAAGCCACCGGCGAAAGATATAACGTCAGCTCTAGACGATTGAGCGAAGCCGTCCAAGTCCAGCCCTCGACGAATCCCTGAAATGCCCCTTCGACCATATTGACTGGCAAGTTGGTTATGTTGAGCGGTAAGCCCATAAAGACGTTGAGAAGGGCATCTCGGTCGGTGTTGTCAATTTCTGGGTTGCCCATTTGGAAGGTTATTTGCTTCATCTCATATTGAGGATAAGCGCGAATATCAAGATAGAAAGCGGCTTGTGCTTCAGCGTCAGGCGCGTTTCTCAGGCTTGTGGTAATGGTTGAGGCTAATTGGCCGAATAGGGTGATTGAGTCAGGATCAGAAGCGGTCGTACTGGATGAACTGTTAGAGCCATAGGAAAGCGTTATAGCGTTACGAACGTCGCCAGCTCGCTTCACAATAGCCAGATTCGGGCCAATGGCGTGACCGCCGTCTAAATCGACGTAGCCATTGGTTGCGAGGTATTCACCGCGTCGAGTGGAGTCGGCATAACCGATGCGGCCTTGAGCATCCTCGTAAAGATAGCCAAGACCAGAAGTCGCCGTAAATGTGGCGATGTTGTAAATAGTGTCATTGAGCCCAGTCTGCGAATGAAGCTCATAGTCTCCGGGTTGGTCAATTTCGCCTAGTCCTGAGTTCTCAGCATTAGCCCAAGTGGTTGTCGGCGTATAGGTCGCCCAAGTGGTCGCCGCTGGGACGTCTTGCCAAGTGTTGAAAAGTAAATCAGAAAGTAGGTTATAGATTCGAGTGCCATCGAACTCGTGAGGAAGGTTGCCGGTATAGACAGCGCGAGCCAGACGAGCCAGAGAGCCGACCGCGATAATTTGAACGACTTGGCTCAGAGCAATAGATCCAGAGCTTCGAACTGTCACACTAATATCGGTCAGATTCCCACCGAATAAACTTACATAATCGCCGTTCGAATCTTGAACTTCGACGCTAATAGCATCGTTGATTTGATAGGGGATTGATGCTTCAGCCGTTTCAATAAGTGTGATGTTGGCATAACCGGCCACCGGTTGCGAGTAAATATCTGTGCGGCCAGATGTGACAGTTAGACCGCTGAGGGTTGCGTCTGTGACTGTGTAACCATTGACTCTAACGCGATAGACAGGGCTGAAGACTGTCATTGGACTTGAGCCGTTCCGCGAAGTCCTCCGCCGCCTCCACCATTGCGAGAGTTGGATTCATTCAACGCATCGACGACCGCTCGGCTAAATCCTTCGCGATCTACGATAGAAGGGGAATTGACGTTGATAATGACGTTGCCGCGTTCTTCGGCCGCTCTAAATCCTGCGAGGTTGAAGTTGCTAGGAATCGCGTTACCGCTTGGGAGGTCTAATTGAGTAATTGATGGGACAGTTGTTGTGGGGACTGTTGGCGTCGTCGTCGTCGTGGTTGTGACTGTGCCTGTGGTAGTGGTTGTCGTTCCTGCTGGCTTGAAACCGCTAGGGAGTGAGCCAGTCGGTACAGTATTACCGCCGCTTGAAGAAGCACCTGAGAAACTAATCTTGCCAATGGTCGGAGTATCAGGGCCACCAGTAAGAAGATTTTTCAATTTGATAATTGCGTTGAGACCAGAAATAGCCGCGTTGATAATTGGCTCAAGGGCTCTGAGAGCTGCTGAGACTGCGCTGACAATAAATGAAGCGACTGAGGCTAGACCCTTGAGAGCGTTGCCCAGAGTAATGCCTAAGAATGGAACAAGAACGTCTTTGGCGAAATTGTAAAGTCCCTCGATTGCCGCTTTGTTATCTTTGAACGCTTTGATAACTGGATCAATGGCGGTCTCTTTGAATTGTTGAAGCTTTGGAATGGCTGTCTCGGTGATGAATTGGAAGAATCGTTCGATAACTGGGAGAAGGGCCGCTCCGAGTGATTCTTTGGCTTCATCAAAAGCGACTCGGACTCTTGCCATCTTGCCCTCGAAGGTTTCAGCTTGTTCAGCCGCCGCGCCTCCGAAAGTTGTGCTGAGAGCGGTAATTGCGCCTTCAAGACCGAGAGTCTTTATCTCGGCGGCGGATAGACCAATACCTAAACGAGTTAGGGCTCCAGTATTGCCTTCATAGGCTTTACCTAAAGCATTAGAAACAGTCTCGACATCTTTACCAGTTGAGGCAGAAATATCTAAGGCGAGTTGAAGTAATTCTTGGGACTTTGTGAGATCACCTGTGGCGATTGCTAAACGCTGGAACGCTGGACGAAGTTTATCGTCGGCTACGCCAGTAGCTAGTGAGGTCTTGAGGATTTGCGCCTCAACTGCTTTGACTTGAGCATCAGTCGCATCTGTGACGTTCTTGAGAGCCGTCTCTAAACGCTTCTGAGCGGCCTCGTCTTCAATAGCGGCCTTGACTCCATCAACTGCCAACTTGACCGCATAGGCGGCAGCAGCAGCAGCGGCAGCGGCAAATGCGGCCTTGGCGGCCGCGCTAAACTTTTCTAACTTACCACCGAAGCCCTCGACCTCTTTCGAGCCTTTGTCGAGTTCCTTCTTGAGATTATCAACGTCCGCAAGTATGGAGAGCTTGAGAGTTCTACTTCCGGCCATTATTTATCCCACTCTTTCAAAATCTTTGAGAACGCTTCTTCCCATTTGCGAATCAGTTCAGGCTGTATCTTACGAAGTGCTGGATAGATGAAATAGCCACTATTTCCTCGACCTTGTCGGGGAGTGCGTCGAGGGAACTGACGATAGCGATTAGATCCGAACTCATAACCTGCCCAGAGGTCGCGAGTCGTTCCTCCACCCGAAAAACGTTGAGTCGCGAATCCGTAAGAGAAGTCGCCAACCTTCGAGGATTTCGAAACCCTAACCCCACTTGTAATGCGATCGACAACGGCTTGTCCGAAAGTTCTAGTGACTCCGTAGGCTTTGACTTCATTGGCGGCGTACTGAGCCAGCGCGTAGCTCTCGCGTTTAGCCGCATCAACAGCTTCATCGTCCATCGCTTTGAAAGCGGCAATGACTGACCTAAGTTCGCGCCGGTCATAGGATATTGGCTCATCTACCACCGCTCCGCTCCTTTAGTATCTCAATCGCCGTTAGGACTTGGTTGATGTCAGTCCATTCGCTCATCGGGATTCCGGTTGCTATCGCTATCTCAACGATAAGGCGATTTATGCTTCCGGACTCGTAGCTTTTGGGCTTTCATCTCCAATCGTCATTTCTTCAACCGATAACTCCCAGATTTCTTGGGACTTAGTCGGCTTTCCTGCCGCTTCTCGCTTGTAAGCGAAATAAGCCAAATCTAGAAAGTCCGCTTGCTGATACGCCGAAATATCCTTCATTGAATAAATCGACTTGCCAGTCTTTCGTTCCCACTTGGCCCATTCAGGGAGCCCAGCGTTGTAAGTGACTTCCTCGCCGTTACTGTATTTGATTGTGATTGATAATTTCATTGCTCCCGATTCCTATCTCTTAGCTAAATGTCTCTGTGACTTCGCCTCTTGCTACCTTGAAGGTATAGGAGACAGTCTGAGCATCGATTCCAGATCCGCCAGCGGTTGGGTACTCTGGCAAGACTGGGAAGACGAATTGTGCGCCTGATGCGGCGGTAAGTGTAATGCTGATTTCTGAGT